ACTTCGGTGTGAACTCGCAAGACCCACGCGCTGCTGTGAAGGTCACCGGCGAGTAAGCCTCGTCTCCTGACCGCTCTGAAACCAACCATTCTTTGTCCTCCAGGATTCCATAGTCCATGCAAGCTCAATTCGTTCATGACGGTAAGGCCGTCGATTTCACTCCCACCGTTGATGTCGCGGTTGGATCAATCGTGATCCAAGGCGATCTAGTGGGGATTACCAAACGCGACATCAAGGCCGGCACGCTCGGCTCGATCGCGGTGGAAGGTGTCTTTGACATTCCCAAAGACCCCGCTCTGGCAATCGAGTTCGAAGCGGGCACCAAGGTCTACGTCGATGAAGACGGGGCTGTGGTCGCTGACGATGTTGGCACCAAGTATCTGGGCAAAGTCGTCACCGACGCTGCCGCCACTGATTCCTTTGTCCGCGTTCGCCTGAGCCAGTGATGAGACACCGTGAGCAACAACGCACAAATCATAAACATTGGAGCGATCCACGTTGCTGACGGCACGACCGTCGACTTCGTACCTGAGGTTGATGTGCCTGCAGGTTCGATCGTCGTCGTGGGAAAGCTTGTGGGCATCGCCAAGTTTGGGATTGGTGCGGGCTCACGAGGCAGCATCACGGTTCGCGGCGTCTTTGACGTCGTAAAGGACCCAACCACCAATATTCCCGCTGGGACGATCCTTTACTGGTCGCAGATCAGTTGGCATGTGGTCAAGAACGCTTACTCCCATTCGATGATCGGCAAAGCCATAGAGGCCGCGCCGCCAGGCACACTCACAGTCCGCTTACGTTTGAGTCAATAGATGATGGCATCAATCGCAAAAGTAACAATCGATCGAGCTCGCGCAACGCAGTCCTTGCGGATGGCCAATGGTCTAGTCAGCCAATGGCTCTCGGTGGGCGAGTTCCGAAGTTGCTTTTGCGTGGCAAGCCAGTCAGTTCCATCGGCATGGATCATCGAAGGTCGTTTACCCAACGGCGATAACGTCCAACTCGCCAGTTACGAGACCGATTTGTTTGATCCGGCCAATCCACGCTACGTCACGATGAAGGCTATGTGTGGGCTGCCTATTCGATTCGTTGCGGCTACGCCTCAAACGAACGCGCGATTGTGGGTGGTATTCAAAAGTTAGCGACGACTACCGCTGGCCCGCACCAGGGGCACGAGTTGGGCCACGGCTCTCCAAACGATCCCTGCGTTTGCGGTCCAGCGTTAGTTGTCACTTCACAATGTTTCTGTTTTCTCTGCTTAAGGATCCGTGTTCTATGAGAATCGCAATTCACGTCGCCATGTTGGCGATCCTCACTTACCTTGCATCTACTGTCTCAGCACAGGAGGTGGTTTGCAAAGATGGCCAATGTTCGATTATCCAATTGGTTCCTCTCACTGAAGAGATTCAGATCGATACATCCACCATCGAAAGCTCGGCCGCTAGCGATGAGGATCGATTCACCCAAGTCATTCGAGCCACAGTTCGTGTCACCATTAGCGGCGTTTGCGGGAGCGGAACGGTTGTCGGTCGCGATGCAGATGGAAACGCGATCGTTCTTACCAACGCTCACGTAGCGGGCACTCAACGAGGTCGCACCGTTAACCTCGAACGGTGGAACTCAGATGGTTCCGTTGAGCGAGGCCGAGGAGCTATCATCTCTTCCGGATATGGCCGAGGGATGAGCGTCGACTTTGCCTTGCTTAAATGCAACGCTGAGTTTGCAAAAGATGTCCGCCCGATCCCGCTCGCCGACCGTTATCCAACCAAGGGGGCAATGGTCAGCACTTACGGCTGCCCTCGCTGTGAATGGCCTAGCTTGCAAGTGCTTAGCTTGAATCGTAGCGAAGGACAAATTCTTACTTGGAAGCCCGAAGCGATTGGAGGTCGTAGCGGTTCTAGCGTGATCGACTATACCGATGTTGGTCCTCGTGTCGTTGGGCTCCTCACTTGGGGAGGCGGAGGCGAAGGGCTTGGTCAATCGACTCCGTTCTTGCTCCAAGCCATGAAGGGCCGTCTGCCGAAATCGCTCGAGGCTCTGCCACAAGGTGTACGCGAAGTTTCCGATGAGCAGGAAAAGTACCACGTTGCGACTTGGCCGACTCAACCTCTGGCTGTGTCGAATCAAACAAGCGATCCCGCGTCACAAGATGTCATTGACTCCATCGTTGAGCCTGATCAAGAAACTATCCTGCGTCCACGTCCTCGGGACGAAGACGGAAAACGCAATCCTGCGGATAGACCTGTCTTGGGATTATTCGAACGCATTCAACGCTGGATTCGCGACAAGCTCCTTATCGGATTGCTTGTGATTGGAGCCTTCGCCGCAGGCGTCCTTTTCGGACGATCGGGAAGAAAGATTCTGCCTGTGTAGCATGCGTCCGTTCAAAGTTGTTGTCTTTCGTCTCTATGCTCTAGGACACAAGTCTTCAATATGTTTCATTGGATTGGATATTTGCTGTGTTGCTATTTGTCAGCGGATCTTTTGGCTGGCTTCTGGCATTGGTGGGAAGATCGTTACGCGGATGTGAAGTGGCCACTGATCGGCGATTGGATTGCCAAACCCAATCAGCTGCATCATGACCAACCTTTGGCATTCCTAGATCAAGGTTATTGGTCTCGCAACTCAACAACGATCATTCCCGCAGCGATCGCGTTCTTGCTAACGGTACCGCATCCAATCTGTGGAGTATTTGTGTTTGTGAGTCAAGCAAACGAGATTCACGCCTGGGCTCATAGCAAGGGAAAGGTCGCCTCATGGATCGACGCACTGCAATCGATGGGTTTGTTGCAATCTCCAAAGCATCACGCACAACATCACGTTGATCCATTTGAATCGAAGTACTGCGTGATGACTGACCTGCTCAATCCACTGCTTGATCGACTCAAGTTCTGGCGACGATTGGAGTGGATTGTTGAGCGAACGCTGGGAGTTGTTCCAAACAAATGAGCGATTTACTGAAGAACGGCCAGGAGTGGCTTGCCTCAAAACTCACCCAACACGCATCTCGTCAGGTCGTATATCGCCGAGGAGAGCTGGGGGCCACTCTCCAAGCAACGATTGGCAAGTCGATGTACGACCAGGACGATGGCGAAGGCATTGTGACTCGCAGCCAAGTCCGTGATTTTCTGATCGATACCTATGCCCTACTTTCCTCGATTATCGGAACGTTGCCACGCCGCGGTGACACCATCGTGGAGATCGATGGCGACCACACCTTCATCTTTGAAGTGATGGCCCTTGGTGGCGACCCACCTTGGCGCTACAGCGACCCATTCCGTTTGAAACTCCGCATTCACACCAAACAGATCGAATCCCATCCGTCATGACGACAGTTTTACAAGTTGCCGATAGTGTCACCGCCCAGCTCAATGCCGCTGAGTTCGATTTTGACTTCGTTGCCGAGCGGATGTACGTTCCCAACTTCGACCTCGAAGACATGAAAGAACTCCGCGTGACCGTTGTGCCTCGCGATGTTGAGCTATTCCCTCACGACCGCGCCCACAACAAGTACCACTGCCGGGTTGATGTCGCGGTGCAGAAGAAGTTTTCGAAGGGAACCAACGAGGAGATCGATCCGCTGGTTGATCTTGTGGAAAAAATTGCCGACGAGTTTCGCTTGAAAAGGCTCGATTCATTTCAAGCCGCTCGCTGCGTGAAGGCCGAGCATGCCGTTCTGTACTCCAGCGAACACTGGGAACAACTGCGTCAGTTTACAAGCTTGTTGACCCTAACCTTTGAACTGGCGCGATGATCAAGATCACGGTCCGAACTCAATTCGATAAGCGAAAGCTCAAGAAGAAGGCGGAAACAGCAACCTTCACTTCTCTGAGCGAGGCCGGCGGTGCAGTTCGAAAGACAGCCAAGCGGAGCATTCGGAAATGTAAAAAGGCATCCAAGCCCGGGAGCCCGCCGCACACGCAAACAGGCATGCTCAAGCGAGTGATTCGGTACGACGTCACCAACAACCGAACCGTTGTCGCAATCGGTCCTATGAACGAGATCGCTGGACGGATTTGGAACTTGCATGAATTCGGTGGCGTGGCAACCAAGCGTCGAAAGCTCAAGCCGCATCGATTCAAGGTTGGCGAGCATGGTCCCATCCGTGCCATACAACACGGAAGCAAGACCAAGTTTGCGAGGATCGAACTGCGATCTGCGGCGCAAGCCAACCGAGCAACTCGCTTGATTGTCGAGGAGAACGAACGGCGCAGTGACAACAAGCCTCGCCATTATCCCAAGCGACCATTCATGAAGCCGGCTCTGGAAGCCAATCGGAGTCGGCTCCCCACGTTCTGGGCCAACTCAGTCAAGTAAAAGTTCGTCAAAAGGAATCATTCACAATGCCAGAAGTAAGACTTGGTCTCGAAGCCGTCCTCACCATCGACGGTGCCGAGATCACCAACGTCAAGGATTTGACCGTCAGCCTCGAGAAGGCCGAAGCGGATGCCAGTACTCGCGCGAACAACGGTTGGCGTGCGACTGTGGGAACGCTTAAGGACGCATCCATCGAGTTCACGGTCCTCAATAAAGAGGGTGACTCTGCTTTTGGCATGCTTCAAGGCCTATGGAGTTCAGGTGATCCGTGTGATGTCGGTATTAGCGATGCCGGTGGAACGCTCACTCTGACTTGCGAAGTTATGACCTTCAATGTCAACCAGAACTTGGAGGAGGTCATTTCGGCTGATGTGACTCTCAAACCAACGCAATCGACTGGCGGTGGTGGCATGAATGTGGGACCGGGCTTGGCTGGTCCTTGATCGCTGTCGTTGTGGTTGGTTTAGAGGATTCATAATACTCAGGGAGGCATCATGCAGAAGTTCGTTGACCGCGCCGGTCGCATTTGGATTGTGGATATCGACAACACGACGCTGCGCCGCGTGAAGACTCTCACCGGAGTGCATCTTCTTGAAGCAATCGATGGTGATTTGATCACGCGACTCTCGACCGATCCATTGCTCCTGGGCGATGTGCTCTTTGCAATCTGCAAGCCGCAAGCGGACCAGCAGCAGATCACCGACGAAGCTTTCGGCGAGGGGCTCGCTGGCAATTCTATCGACGATGCCACCGGTGCACTCCTCGAAGCACTGATCAATTACTTCCCGGAGTCGCGACGCCGTCTTCTGCGGAAGGCGGCCGAGAAGCAGAAGCTGATCGAGACACGGGGGATCAGTGCGATCGAGAAGCGACTGGACGATCCGAACTTGGTCGACAAGTTCGTAGAAGATCTCGAACGCAAGCTCGCTGTGCCGACATTGAACGACTCATCGTCCGACTTGCCGGCATCGTCGGAGTCGATCCAGGTCCCTTAACACTTCGCCAACTTGTGCTGATGGCTGAGGCCAAACGCCAACACGATTGGAATGTCGCGAGCACGATCATGGCGTTGATGGCCGAGATGAACCGTGATCGTAAGAGACGTCGCAAGCCATTCAAGCCCGACGACTTCAATCCCTACGCAGACCAAAAGCCAATCGTTGCTCGCGGAACTGTTGAACAAGCAGCTGCGATGCTCGGTGCTAACTTTCAACCAAGAACGTCAGAGTTGCCATGTCCCAAGTCAGAGCCGGAGGAGCATACGTCGAGCTGACCGCGAGGAGTGCCCAGTTCCTCAAGGGACTCGAAGCTGCGCAAAAGCGGCTCAAATCGTTCGGGGCGTCCACGCGACTGGTCGGCACCAAGCTCACTGGCCTTGGCGTTGCCGCCGCCGCACCTGTGGGAGCCAGCTTGGCAGTCTATACCAGTTTCGATGATGCGATTCGGGCCGCAGGCGCAGCTGCCAATGCAACCGGCGCGACATTGGAATCGCTGCGTAACAAAGCAAAGCATTTGGGAGCCACAACAAGTTTCTCGGCCAGTGAGGTCGCTTCTCTGATGACTGAACTCGGTCGAGCAGGTTTCTCACCCAAGCAGATTGAAGAGATGACCGGCGCGGTCATGAATCTAGCAAGAGCCACTGGGACGGATGCAACCGTTAGCTCTGGGATCATGTCAGCCACGATCCGTCAATTCAGCTTGGAAGCAACCGATGCTGTGCGAGTCTCGGATCGATTGACCGCAGCAGCCAACATGTCCTTCAACTCGGTTGAGTCGCTTGGGGAAGCGTTGCAATACGCCGGTCCTGTGGCAGCCGATGCCAACATGAGCCTCGAAGAAACGCTTGCCGTTCTTGGCACGCTCGGAAACCTCGGGATTCAGGGTAGTGAAGCCGGTACAGCATTACGTCGATTACTCACTCTGAGCGCGGCAGAGTCTGAGAAGTTTCAAAAGGTATTCGGCGTTGCGACCAAGGATGCCCAAGGGAATGCACGCGACCTAGTCGACATTCTTGGCGAAGTTGCCGCTGCATCGGCCAACATGGGAAGCGGTGATCGTGCCCAAGCCTTTAACGAAGTCTTCGGTTTGATGGGCATTACCAGTGCTTCGGCCATTGGAAAGACGGTCACCGACACCAAGAAGCTGCTTGCCGACCTGAAGAAGTCAAATGGCATCGCCGACAAGACCGCACGCGATATGGATGCAGGGATCGGTGGCGCGTTTCGAATCCTGAAAAGCTCGATCGAGGGCGTGGCCATTGCGATTGGTGAATCGCTGGACCTCTCGGTCACCAAAATGATGAACGCAATCTCTCGGGCTCTCTCCGGTCTGATTGAATGGATCGGCAAGAACCAGGAAGTTGTCAAGAAAGTCGCGCTGATCGTTGCCGGCGTCGTTGCTGTCGGCGCGGCTTTCATCGGTATTGGCAGCGCTGCTGGTGTGGCCGCGTTCGCTGTTGGTGGCCTAGCTTCGATGTTCTCACTAGTAGGAACCGCGATCGGTGTCCTGGTAACCATGATCGGCGCTCTGTTCACACCTATCGGACTTGTTGTCGCTGCAGTTGCCGCACTGGGTGCCTACTTCGTCTACTCATCCGGCATCGCTGGCGAAGCGATCGAGTATTTGAAAGGCGTCTTCGAAACGCTGAAGGCTGACACGATCAAAGCCTTTGGTGCGATCGCCAATGCACTGGCTGCCGGCGACATCACCGCAGCGGCCAACGTTCTGTGGACTTATCTCAAGCTCCAGTGGATCAAAGGCACAACCTATCTCAAAGGAGTGTGGGCCGACTTCACCAATTACCTGTCCGATGTTTGGGGCGACACCGCTTATGCGATTGGCGATGTGCTGATCAGTGCCCTATCAGGACTTGCAAGCGTATGGAATGCGACGCTCGGTTTCATGGCCGATGGTTGGACAATCCTCACGACCTCGGTACAGAAGGGGTGGAACTCGACAATCGGATTTCTGAAAAAGGGATTCATTCGATTGCGTGAGCTGGTGGATATAGCCGGCGATGTTTCTGTGCAGATTGGTGGCGTGCTCATCAATGCGCTTGCAGGCGTAGAGACCGCCTGGGTCGAAACCATCGACTATCTCGCTGATACATGGTCGGTGTTCGTCGCCCAAGTCAAATCGATGTGGAACTCGACCGTCGGCTTTCTGCGCAAGGCCTGGATCAAGCTGAAATCGCTATTCGATGACGATGTGAATGTCGAAGTTGAAATGGCCAAGATCGACAAGGAGATTCGAACAGCCGACGAAGCTGAAGAAAATAAGAAACAGCAAGCCATCGCCGATCGCATGAAGCGACGCGACGCACGCAAGCAACAGATCGAATCCAATCGTGTTCAGATGCAGGAAGGGATTAAGCAGCAACTTGAGGAACGTCGCAAGGCCCGCGCTGGTCGCGACATTGATGGCGAGATGGCGGTCATCGATCAGGAGACCGAAGCCAAGAACCAAACCGTTGATGCGTCCAAAGAGGAGCAGTTCAAGCAAAACGAAGCGGCGGGTCTCACGCGACAAAAGACTATCGATGACACCACCGCTGGCGTTCAAAAGACTCTTGATCAAATGCGTGAGGAAGCTCGCATTGCCCGCGAAGCCGGTCGCCAGTCGCCAGAAGATCGTGCCAAGGAGCGTGACCAGCAAGTAGCCGCAGCTCAAGCGGAGTTCGATGCGGCTGTAGAAACAGCCAACGCAGCCAAACCCCAAGAACCAACACCCGCTAAAGAGCCTGGTCTTCCGATTCCAGAGATGCCGAATCCGCCGAAGTCCGGCGCACTGAAGGTTCCCAAGGTTGAAGTGGATGGCATCAAAGATCCAAAACTGAAGCCGCCCAAGAAAAAGGATCTTAAGCTTGGTTTGGATCGGTCTGCCAAAGATTCAATGGATCGATTCTCCGATGGCCCCGAAGAGCCGACGGAGAAA